CGATTCCGTCGGGCGATTCCGTCGGGCGTTATAGCAGGTTGTCAATCTCGTGGTGCTTGGCTGACTGTAGGACAAACTCCCTCACCATGTGCAGGGTGATGGGATCTCCGCTTTTCAGTTGACCAGCGTCGTGCTTATCGCTCAAGCGGATCTCTGCCAGCAAATCCTTGAGAACCGCAAGGATGTCAATGGACTTGAATGCCACCTCGTGTTCAAAGGATTCCAATCCGTCAAACTCTATTTTGTATTTCATGGCTTGAGTCTTTCTATTTCCTGCTCAAGCTTTTTGATGAGACGATCCCGAATATCAATCTCGTTGGAGAAGTATAACGCACGATCAATTGCCTCTAGCCGCTCACGTTCTGCAATGGCTAGATCGTTCTCAAGACGCTCTGCGTATTCTGATCTTACCCATTTTCCGAATAGTGTGTTCATTTTGTTTTGTTGTATGGGTTATGTTTGTCGCAATAGATTTGTAGGTAGTTGTCGCAACCGCATCCATAGACGGCTAGCTCCAGTTCCTCCTTAAGCCTCTCGACCTCAGCCGCTAGCTTGTGATTTGTTTCGCTAGCGTCAGCTAGCAGATGATCTAGCCTCTCGACCTCAGCCTCTGCTCGCTCTGCTCTTTTGCAAGCGATTCTAAATTCGGTGTCTAGGAATGAATTGATGTCCTGCGATTGTAGCAGGTCTGATTCTGTCTTGATGAGTTGATGATTTAGTTTTGCTACTTCGGCCTTGGATGCGGCAAGCTCTCGCTCTAGTTGACGGGCAAATTCTTTCTGCACAAAAGGGTTTTCCTCTCCGTTTTGCCAAACATATGTTTCGGAATCCGTGCGTGGTGTGTATGAAACCATATCGAGGTGTTGCTCGGTATGGTCTTTAATTGGATTCTCAATCCAGACAGTTGCTCCGCATTTAGCGCAATCCCAATATCTAATTCCATCCGCTAATCTCTTTTCTGGTGCTGAGTTGCAACAATCAGTCGGAACCATTTTCGCGGCGTCACGAAATTGGTCGGTTGTCATTTGCTGTTGGTTCATTTTTCTGTGGTGGTTTGGAATCCTTCAATGATCCCTGCGTAGTGGTGGATCTGTTTGACGAGCGCTTCGGCTTTCTCGGCTCGCTCTTTCCAATGAGAGGCCATCATGTCGCCACGCCTTGCGGCATCCATGACCATTTCTTTAGATCTCTCAAGTTCATCACGGAGCCTTGCGACCTCGGCTTGCGATGCGTTTAGTTCTCGTTCCAGTTCTCTACTTAAGGCATAAGCGTCCTGATGCTTTTTCAGCAGTTCCTTTGGTTGTGGGGGGCAATGCCGAAACTCAATGGCATCAGTTCGTGGTGTGTCGGGGTTCATTCGTCGGTGGAGTTAAGGGTTCTTTGGTGTTTGTTGAATTGTGCGAGTGTGAAGTGTGGAGCGTTCTCGATGAACCATTCAACCATCTGGTCAAGCCTCTCTACCTCGGCCTCGGCTTCATCCAGCAATTCGATTGCATCGTATGCGGAAACTGTAACCGCACTTAGTCCGTTGTGTGCGTATTTCAAAGGGTTTGTCTTCCTCCACTCGGTTTCATCTACGATTTCATAGACGACTGTCATGTATCGTTTGGGCACGGCCTCTGTTCGTGGTGTGTCGGGGTTCATTTGTCTGTGGAGTTGAGGGTTACTTTGATAACTGCTTTAATGCCGTCAACTGATGCGTATAAGCCATGCCATCCACTCCCATGATAGACGTGGTTGGTACACCAATCGGCCTTCATCTGCTGTGCCTTCACCCACATTTCTGTTGAGTAATATTCGTCTCCAAAAATTGTGTTCCATGAAATCCACCAGTAAGAGGAAGCAATCCAGTCGTAGATTAGGATTTTAACCATTTCCAAGTTTTCTGATTTCATTTTGGCAGTTCTAGTTTGAATCCGTTTTCTTCCAGAACTTTCCAAAACTTCAGTGCTAGTTGTTTAGTTGACTCTAGCTGTTCCTTCAGCCTTGCGACCTCGTTGTTGGTGTCGTTCTGCTCCATCCATCCATCTGCGGATGATCCATGTTGGTATTTTGGGTCGGTCATTTGATGCTCAGGTGCTTGGTCTTTGCTTCCTGCATCCGCTTGTAATCTAGCCTAGCGAGGCAAAGGGCTTGCTTCTCAATGCAGTCCCTGCGGTATGATTCAAACTTCTCTACAGGCACCCACCGCTGACGCTTCTCGCCAGTCTTTTTAGATAGCTCTGCCTGATAAGCCCAGAACCTCTTTGTCCCACATGGTGATAGATCACCCCTCTTTAGTTTGGTTGTTTCCATTTCTGTTCGAGTAGAATTTATAGTTGTTGTATGTTGTTTGCTCATTCGGGTTGATGCCCCTACGTTCCCAAAACTTATCAATTGCTCGTGAAACAATAGACGACAATGCGTATTCACTACCTCCCAACCCATCTGTTGATTGAGAGATACGCAATACATTGCCATTCATTTTGGACTGGCACTCGTTCATGCCAGCTTTGCGATAGCATTCTCCAATCTATTTATGAGGCTACCATCTTTTTCCTCATAGCCATCCGTGTTGGCGGCGACAAGCTTGAGGGTGATGTAGCATTCTCCTAGAAGCTGGAACATATCTGGCGCAAGTGCAAACAGCTTGGCGAACTTGTGTGCTTCCGCTGGAGAAATGGATTCGTCGATGGTCAAGACAACCCGTCCATTGTAGTCCAGTACTGTGTCTGCGTCCGCTCTGAGAGGAAACTGCATGGGAACCCTGACGCTCTCTTCGTCGATTCCTGCTGGGATGATGATGCTCATATGTTTGTTTATTTGTTTATTTGTTTAGTTGATTCGTCCGTGCCATGCCTTCTGCGTTTGGATCAAACGCTTCTGCATTTTCTTGATGCGTGAGCGAAACCCTCGCTCCCAGTTGGCAAATGCAATTGGGGTGGCGCTTGCTGTCAGGTGATAGCCCTTTTCGCTACCGATGATTTTGCCCTCGCTGGCTTCAGCGATGAAGCGGCAAGTGCGTGGGCAGTATCCTAGACTGCCCCTGATTTGACTTGCCTTTGCAATTTTGTGCTTTCGCAGGTATGCCATTAGGAATGGCAATTCCTTGATTGCTTTCTGTTTCTTTGCGATCAGTTCTTTTTGCATGGTGTTGTTTTTGTGGGTTAGTTGAGTGGAGTATTCTGCAATGTTGCGTCTGCGATGTCTGACAGTTGTTTGGTTTTTCCGTAAGTATTGCAACGCTTGAGTTCGTCAATGACGGAAACAAGGTGGTTAATGATTGCCTTCTGGTCAATGATTTTATCTTCCATGAGTCGAATGCGAAGCTCGTAACGCTCAATCTCGTGAGAATCAATCTTCAATGTCATCTTCTTGTCGGGCGGCGATTTCCTGCTTGGTGATGTCAATGGCTATATTGTAAAAATATAGGTTGAACTTTTCTTGGTTCTCTCTGAAGAGGATTGCTAGTTCTCGCAGTTGCTTTTGTCTTACGAAGTTTCCGTAGAACAAAAGCCCAAGGACGTATGATCCGACGAGTCCGATTGATCCCGTTACAATTACGATGGTGTTCATAGTTCTTCGCTTAGGCGTTCGATGTCATATTCTAGGCTGGCGATTTCATCGTCTATCACGGCCTGACGATCATCGTCAGCGGTTGCCATCTCCCTCTCAAGCTCCCTGATCTCGCACTCCTTGTCGGCGATGATTCGTAGCGTTGTGTTTCGGTCGTCTGTGTCGTGCATGCTCATTTGGTTACCTCCACTTTGATTTCGATTGGCTCCTGCCTCCGAGAGAACAGGTCTTTGTACATTTCATAGACCATCACATCAGATGCCTCGACGTTCCTGCGTGGGGTCTCCACGGAGAGAACACGAGTCCTGAATGGGACGGCTTCGTTGCATGGTACTGGAACATCATGCGCTCCAGCGGTTCCGATCATTGCCGCAACTGCGGCGGCATATGACATGGCGTTGTAGTATTGTGTGTCTTTCATTTGATGAAGCGGAGGTTGTTCCGCTTGAAACAATCCTTTCAGATTTTTTATTCCACGCAAGATTTTTTTTCAAAAAATTTCATCGCCTCTTCAGCCGCATGGATACTTGATCCGCAGTCATGTCAACAAAAAAATTCCCCCCAACACCTGCTGACAATCAGGCATTGAGGGGATTCTTATCGGGAGTGGTTCAACCCCCACTACCGCTTAAAATGGGATGTCTTCGTCCCGATCCTTCGGGGCGAAGCCGTTGCTCTTATCCCTGTTGTGTGAGTCAAGCCCTTTCTTGAAGGGCTCCTTGATTGATCCAGAGATGAACGAGCCGCCCCGCTTGTCCACCTTGTTCCATGCGCTCATCTCCCACTCCTTGCCGTCAATGGTGATGGTGCCATTCCAGTTCGGAGCTTTGGGGTTGACGTTGTCTTTTGTGAAGAGGACAAACCTCTTTTCGTTATCGTATTGCATTGTGTTTTGTTTTATTTGTTACTTCTCGTCAAAGCGCATATAGCTTTCACGAAAGGCTAGAGGAATGCTAGCACGACCGCAAGCTCGTGCAAGCTTTATGTTCAGGTACCAGTTACCCTGATCGTCACGTTCGATGACCAGAAATAGATCGCAGTCATGTTCGATTGCCCTTGACTCACGGCTGGCACCCTCCGCATTGAGTTGCGTCAAGGCGATGATGGTAATGCCTAGCTCCTTGGCTAGTTGCTTGAGCGTTCTGGAGGCCTCTGCAACTTGCCGCTCCCTGCTGTCCTTGCGGTCGGTAGGGGAAAGCAACTGAATGTAATCCACGACGATGATGCGTGTTTTATGAACGGCACACATACGACGCATTGCGGCTCGCAGTTGAAGAGGATTCACATCTCCCTCATCCCGAATGTAGATTGGCAGAAGGGAGGCTTGATGAGCGGCCCTACCAATGTTGCCGATGTCGTGCGCTGTTGGAGCCTTGGATAGAACGCTCACATCGACTCCTCCGTAGGAGGAAACGAAACGATCAAACAACTCGCCGCTACTCATCTCAAGGCTGATAAAGCCAACAGGATGTCCAGCATTAGCGGCACGGGTAGCCATATTGACTGCCATGCTGGTCTTGCCTCCCTTGGTTGCCGCCCCGATAACGATCAGTTGCCCCTCCCTGAATCCACCCGTCAAATCGTCAAGCGGCTTGAAGCCAGTAGTGACTCCAATCAGCTTCCCCTTGTTTTTATAAATCTCCTCATAGGCAGAGATTCGTGCAAGAGCAACTTCCTTCAGCGACTCAATCCTTCCCTTGCTCTCTGCATCGGCGGCTACTGCAACCAATGCTTTCTGGACAACCTCGCTCAATTCTCCTGCCTCGGCTGGATTCTGTGCGGAAGCGATGATCCGTTCTGCGGCACTAACGGCAAGTCTCCTCGTGTGGTTCTGGCGCAGGATCTCTAGGTACTCACGCCAGTTGCTCGTCACGGCTGGCGACATGAAGCACTCGGTAATGAATGCCGCCCCGCCAGAAAGCTCAAGCGTTCCGGCGTTCGACATCAAGTCAGTTAGCGTGACCAGATCGCAATCCTTGCCTTCCTTCCAAAGCTCCAAGGCAGACTCAAAGATCCGCTTGTGAGCAGGGTGATGGAATAGCTTTGGCGATGCGTAATCAGCCGCCTCGTTGAGAATGCTGATGTTCTGAATGGCGCAGGAAAGGAAAGCCCTCTCTGCATCTAGGTTTGCTGGTGTTGTCATAGTGACCATGAGTCTTCTCCGTCTAAATCTTGCCCGATAATGGTTGCTGAAAATCCAAGGTGCTTCAGCAAACCAATAAGCCTGTTATGTTCGCATGGGCCAGATGCCACCATCACTCCGTCAACAAAGATGGTGTCGCCCGATTCGGTGCAACAGCCATCGCCGCATTCATGGTAGTATGGCTTTATGGTTATGGTGATATTTTTCATTTCTTCTTCCTCCCCCTTGGCTTTGGCTCAGGCTTTGCGGCTTGCATGGCCCAATACAAGTCAACTTGCTTTTGGAAGACAAGCCATTCTTTTGAAAGATCATCCTTCCAGACAACCTCAAAGTCCCCCTCCTCCTGCTTGCCAATGCGAACGATGGCGTGAGACTTGATCTGGTTGGTTTTGCAAGAGCATGGTTCACCCATCGCCACATACTCCGCAACTGGCTGATTGCAGTTCCACAATTGTGCATACCCTGCACATTGCCGCCAGTACGACTCGCTGATCTTCTTGCTGGTCTTGAAGTCTATCAAGACATGATGACCATTATCTTTATGGGCAATCAGATCAATCGTGCCTCCGTAGCGATGCTCTTCGCTCACAAGTTGAATCTCCGTGGCAACTTTCTCTAAATGCTGTTCGTCCCACCAATCCACAAACTTGTTGTAGCACATCAAAGCCTTGTCGATCAACTCCGTCTCGTAATCTTCAAGGTCACAAACAAATCCGTTCAAAAAAGCCTCAATCATAAAGTGGGATAGGGTTCCCACATCACAAGCCTCTTGAACAACTTTTCTATAATCCTTGCCTTCTTTTCCAAGTCGGTGCGCCCATGCAATCAATGCGGCTGGATCATCACCAATTTTTGATATTGTTGAACCACCTGCAACTTGAGTTCCATCTGCCAAAAAATATTTCTGGTGAGGTTGGTTTCTAATTAGTTTTATCTTTTCCATGTTTTTTCATTTTGGTTGTTCTGAATCCACGACGATTCATTTCTTGAATCATTTCTTCATCAGAAAAGTTTTCAATTTTTTTTAATGAGCGATTGTTTACTTGTTGTTTTGATGTCGCCCATTGAACATTATCTGGTTGATAGCCCTTATTATTATTGATTCTATCCAGCGAATGATTCGGCGTTGGCTTCAATCCAACATAATCTATAAATCTTATAAATCCACCTTTGCCAACCCATCCACGACAAACCCTAATTCCTCTATCATAATAATCTTTTTTTTGCTTGCTGGATTTACTGCACCTAGATTGCATTGCTTGCCATGCCCTGTATTCTGATGTTTTGCTCAATCCGTGCGTTGCCCTAGATTTTAATTCTTCCAGCTTTAAGCATCCACAGCTTTTTACGGCCCCTCTTCGCAATAGTCTGGTGCTTGCTATTTTTGTGTTTCCGCAAGAACAAAGACAGACCCATTCAATTTCCTTTGAGAAATCAAAAGACTTTCTTTGCACAACCAGTCTCCCAAATGATTGACCAGTCAAATCTATTGCCTTCATATTGGAACATTAAGACATAATGGAATTTAAGTCAATGTGCAAATGTTCCATCGGCTAGATGGTATTTTTGATGAGGCGCATTACGCACCAGTTTTGTTTTTTCCATAGTGTTAAGCCTTATCTGCCGTTATTGCGCTAACTCGCATGATCAGTTCATGGGTCTCCGCAGTAGTGTATCGATTCATCCTTTTGCAATGATCCTCAAAGAAATCAGAGTATCTATACAGGAATGATCCGATCAGATCCAGATCGTAACAATCAAGCGGATTCGGTTTTGGTGTTTTTGCTTTTGGGCGTTTCATGCCCTACCGATAGTCAGCCTCAATCTCATGGTCAAGCGCATATTTTTCCCACTCCTCAGAATTTTGCTCTTGACTTCCAGAGGCATCACCAATGCCGTTTTGCGCCACAAATAATTCAGCCAGCAGGGCAAGGGCATCCGCTCTGTCTGGGGAGTTACCCTTCGTGCGCTTCTTCAAATCCTTCTTGCTCTCAAGCAATGTGCGTT